ATGTGGACCAGCGACCCGCAAGAGTTTTACTCATACGTTCCATCAGTCCGTTAAACCTACCGCCCTCACCAGTGGCCATTTTAAGTGCTTCCCTGACTTCGTCAGCACTGACCTTTCCGTCTTTCATCCTCTCACGAACCTCTTCCATGGATTCGCCAGTTCGCTTTACAATCTCGTTCAGAGGGTTCCAGCCAGCATTGACCAATTGCATCAAGTCCTGAGCCTGCAATCGTCCCAGGCTCTGTATCTGACCAAAGGCTCTAGCCATAAAAGACAGGCTCACCTGATTGCCGCCAGACACGTCACCCAGCATCCGAATGGTGTTTGTGACTGTCTTCGCGTCCTCACCAAATAGCATTAATGTTTTTGCTGCTTTGCTAATACCAGTCAGGCGAAGAGGAGTTCCTGCCGCCAGATCCCTCAGCTCTCCATAAACCCTAGTCCCCTCCTGCACTGAGCCAGTCAATACTTCAAAGTTTGCTCGGAGTTGTTCGGACTCCGCAGTTGCCTGTGCAATAAAGCTGATGCCCCTGAAGACAGAGAATGCAGCACCCAAAGCAAGCAAAGAATTGCGGACACCAAGTATAGCCGAGGACAAAATGCCCATGTCTTTCCTGGCACGATTCATGCCATTAGTCAGACCGGATGTCCTCGCAACAACATTAACCGCTAGTTCACCGATTACTGCCATAGATCCTACTCGCCCTCTGTTCGAATTCAGCTGCGGATTGTTTGTCCAAGTCCTTCTCTGTCATTCCAAGGAATGCTATCCACTCCATGAATTGTTCAGCAGAGATCATGTCAAGCATACCATCCACATCCACATAACCCAGCTCTCGTGCTAACATGAGAGCTGAGTATCGGTGTGGACGGTTCCTTAGTTTTTTGCGTGGTCTCGCTTAACGTCCTTGTCTAGCCCAGAAAGTTTCTGGCATGCGTCCACGAGGACAAGCATCACGCCCATTGGCAGGTCAACCAGAGAGTCTGTCTCCGTATCTTCAAACATCCTGCTCCCATCTTCCTCAACCAAACTCTTCACCAATAGATGGATCACAGACTTGATGTCATCTTTGCCTGACTCGATAAACTCGATATACTCTCCGAGTTCTCTGGCGGACAAGCTTTGGATCCTAAATGATTCGCCGTCGACATCCACGTCCAGGTATTTTCTCTTTGCGAGACCTAATAGCTTTTCTTTCTTACTCACTGCTTACCTCCCTTTAGGTGGGCAGGATATTCGAGTTACCCCACCCACCTCTTTTTCAACAAATTCTTCAACAGCATCCATAAACACTTGAGGGTAATGCTTAATCAACGTGATCGGCATCCCCGGTTTTGCCCCGCAATAGCCACACTGGATAAACCTTTCACTATCCTCTTCGCGGACAGCTATTAGCTTAACGTCCGTAATTGCCTGGACCTTTTGTCCGTGGACAGTCACTTTGTGCGGGTGGTCCTTCAAAACAAACTCAAACATTATACACTCCCAGCCGTATAAGCTACCTCGGTCTTACCGTCCCACTTAATGGTCGCCGTACCACGCATGATGGTGCCGTTCTCAACATCCGGACCGGAGACCTCTGTAATAAACCCAGACCCAGCCAGGGTTGCTGCTGTACCCTCACCAGACTTCAGCGGGAACGTCACAGTGATCGTCTCTGGAACCCCGTTGATGGGTGGGAAAACAGAAAATGATTGATCCCATTCAAACTCAATTTCAAACTCGCCAGGTTCATACAAGTCGGTTGGGATGTACGTCTTTTGATTCGTAGTCCCCAAATGGCTGTCTTCGAGAGCCTCTCTGGTTTGCGACGTACCACCGATTGAATAAATATTGGCGACGAATGAACTCGTTCCGAAAGCAATCGTGGCTGAATTTCCAGTATCTGCCATAATTTTACCTCGTTACAATCGTCTCTTGGTAGTTAACAATGTAGGTATGTACAACTCGGTACAACCCCAAATCAGACCCGTCTTCAGGTCTGTCGAACGTGTCATAGGAACTATCAAGGTCGATAGAGTTAATGAACACGCTATCATAAGTCCCCCGAATGGATTGGATCTCTAGCCGAACTAACTCCATAAGTGACAACAAACTTGAATAGTTTTGGCTGTATCCATCCAACTGTAGCATAGTCTCGGCTATGCCAGTTGTACCCTTCAGGTGAGAATCACTCCTAGTATTTAGCACCGTATACATAATCGCTGGGAACGCCGTGTTCATCGGCATCACTAGCGGATACACTCTGTTTGATACTGTCGACGCAATAGTAGCATCGGCCAGCAGAGTAGTACGAATCACCTTGCCTATCTGACTGCTCATTTTTTGATTTTCACTCCATCAGGCCGGATCGTACCAGTTCTTAGTTCTTTTATTGTCTGACTAACCTCAGCAGCCATGAGAGTTCTAAATAACATACGTGCTTGTTTAGCCTCATTTCTGAGCGTACGTCTCATGATCGGATTGGGCTTAATGTTCCTTTTAGGGGCTCCAAACTCCACGATAGCTGGGTAATAGTATTTGTCTTTTGGACTAATACCTAGCTTCGATCTTGTGCCAGTCTTAACTGAGTGTCCAACAATGTTCTTCCGTGTCTTACGTCTGCCCTTTGTCTTAGCCAACGCTTCAGATGACAGCCGTAGCGGTGCAGCCCTAACGATAAAGTTGGCTTGCATCTTACCAGTAAATACCGGCGTGATACCCTTGACACGCTCTCGAATATGATAAGCGATTGTGCGAGTCACCCTGCGTTCAATCTTCTTTTGCAGCTTAGGTGTGAACTCACTAAACGCCACTTTCAGGGCAGCTTCGCCGGTTATGTAAACCTCACCACCAGCAAACTGAGCAAACCCACGAATCACCTTACGGGGAATGATACGGTTGCTCCTGTACTCCGATGACAGTCTCGTCTGAATTACCACCCTGGAGCGGCACTGAGATGATGTTGTAGATCCTTGCGGATTTTTCAGTGCGGACTCTGTCCATCGGGGTGGGGACCGTATCTAGCCTCCGAGTGCGGATGACAGCGTCTGTCCTCGACTCTTGGAGATTGTACCGATTAAATTCCCTTGAATACCCATTCTCAATGCTGCCTCGGAAGGTTTCTAAGTCTGTCCACGTCTCAACCGGCTGACCATAGCTGTCAAGGCTCTCAGACCGCCTCTGAAGCACGAAGACCTCTGTTAGTGTCCTAGACCGCATTAGTACAATCCTACCCTTAGAGAGGCTGTGAGACGCTCATACGCCGAATTAAGCATACGGCTCTCACCGTCGTAGATCATTTCCGCCCTAATGATGACGGCTTGCCGCAGTTCAAACGGGACATCGACATGAGTGTCACCGTAGCCAGCCACATAAGTGATGATGATTCCACGTTTGTCGTAGCTGTAGTCAGTCGGCCATGATCCATTAAAATCTGGCACAATCAATGCTGGGATGTCGTTCGTCTTCAGTTGGTAATCAGCCCAGGCAGTCTGAATACCGGATGCGTTGTTGTAAGTGAACGACGATACTGACTGAACTGGTCCGTTAAGCAATTTTATTGGTTCGCCAACTTCAGGGAAGCAGTCTAGCGTCATCTGCCATGTCTGCGTAATTAACGACTTCCCAGTGTCTCTCTCCACCTGCTGACGTGCTGCCGTTATGATGTTGCCGAGGACAGTGTCATCAACGCTAGTCGATACTCTCAGGTGGTCTTTTATCTGACCCACTGTTACTGGTTCTACCAGCGGACTTACTGTTCTTCTTGCGTTCCATTTGTTTGCCATTCTTAACCTCTTCGACAATGTTCCTTGCCAGCAACAAAATCGCAACACCCTTGTTCAACTCAGCGACTTGGCCAACCTTGTTGCCTCGCCACTCCTTGGTAAACTTTACTTTCATAGTGGTCCTTGCTAGTAAAGAAAAGGTACGGGGCCGAAGCCCCGTACCGAATCAGTCATTCATTAAGATGCTGCGGTCTTGATGCCAGCGTAAGCACCGTATGCAACAGAAGCACCTGGGTTAGCATGGATGTTGAGGTCATATCGATTCAAAGCACGAATCGTCAGAACATCCAAGTTGAACCCGTAGTCTTGGCTAGAAGCAAACTCAACTTCCTTACGTTGGCCCATCAAGGCTGCTTCGTAGAAGTTACCGAAGAACAGACCGAATTTGCTAACAGCGTCAGCAGGCATCTTGTCGGTCAGATGGACTGGGTATCCAAACAGGCTCAAGCGGTTGCCACCCTCAAGGTTGTCAACCGTGTTACCACCGGCAGCGTAGACCAGCTTCTGAATAACAGCAGCCCAGGTGCTACGACGCATGATGAATGCCATTCGGCTGTCATCCCAATACTTCTCAGCGACAAGGCTCATAGCCGTGTGGATGTCCGCCAAAGTAATGTCAGCGAAGCTAGTGTTGGTGGACGATAGGGTGTGAGTACCGGCAGCACCGCAGTCATCAACCAAACCGGTGACAGACCCGTAAGAACCAGTACCGTCGCCATTGATGAACTCGTCATCAAGGTTCAGGGCCAGTTGATGCCCAGCTTCTGCTGCAACATCATCAACAACATTGATGAGGCTGTCAGCGATAAGCTCGTTCGAGACTTGCGTCAGAACAGCTCGCTTTACAGCGGCCAATGCAATCGTACCATAGACCTTGTCCGAAGCAGTGATTGCCGATGCTTCACCAGGATAGTAGACCGTTTGTCCACTGGTTCGCTTGGGGACATTCAGCACGTCTGAGGTCATCGGAATGCGACGGACAACCTTGGGTGCGACACCAGCAGTCTCCATGACATTGATGATCGAGGACGACCACACGTCTGGAACGGTGTGACCACCAGCAGTGTTAGTACCTTCTGTCTGGGCTGCATAGATGCTACCCATATCAGCCAAACGCTGCTTAGCCTGAACCGATCCTAGCATGTTGGCCTGGAACCACAGACCGCACTCATAGGCATCCTTCTCATTCTTAAATGCCTTAAGACCGCCAAACGCTTTCGGGAAGCGGATCTCAGCCTTAGCCTTTGGTGCCTCTTCAGGCGGTGCAGCTTTCTTGGCAACCAGCTTTTCGAACTTCTCTGCACGATCAATTTGAGCGTAGAGACCACTCTTGCCTTCGCCATTGCTCCCGTCGTTGCCGACCTCGGACAACCAGCCGTCAAACTGGCTTTGCTCTTCCGCTGACAGGTCTCGACCTTCGGATGCACAGATTTCGTTCAAGGCCTCACATTTAGCCAAGATTTCACCGACTTGCTCTTTCAGTTGCTTTGCGTTTTTCATTTCAAATCCTTAGTTAGAAAAATAAATCAACAGTAGTGTCTGTCTTGGCAGACTAGAGGCCCAACCTTGCTTTGCGAAGAGATAACATTCGACGACGAGCGTCAGCAGTGATTCTCTTGTTGTCACTCGCAGCAGCAGGAAGTTTCTCCTTATCAGATTCAAGGTCAACCACAGAATCCACTAAGCCCAATTCGATAGACTCTTTTGCAGTGTAGTAGTTATCCTTGTTCATGATACTCAAAGACTCATCAGGCCCTTTGCCTGACTTTGCTGAATAAATCTCAGCAAGTTGTAGATCAATCTTTTCAAGCACATCGGCAACATCGCGAAACTCGCTTGAGTTACCCATTGCGATAGTCCATGCCGAGTGAATCATTAATTGTGCAGATGGATAAATTCTGACACTGTCACCGGCCATCGCCACGATACTAGCCGCACTAGCAGCAACGCCTTCGACGACAGTCTCTAC